ACGATGAATCAGTTTCTGAACCGGACAGCAGGACAAGCGAAGACAACTGATCCGCTGGTTTCCCCTGTTAATGCACAGGAGGTTCAGGACTGGCTGGTATTGCCTGGAGCTGACCCAACCATCTCGGCTTTGCTAAAGTCTGCCACAGGCGCTGTGATTCGCTTTCTTGGGTATGACTTGTTGGCCCGTGATTGGACGCTGACACATTGGGACTGGCCGACCATCGGAACCAGCACAAGCCCGAGCCTGTCAGGACAAAACGGCGAGCTGCAAAAAGAAATAAAATTGCCGTACGCCAACCTGTTATCCATTAGCAGCGTGTCGCTGTTTGGGCAGACAACCACCGACTTTATCACGCGGATTGAAAGCATCGTATTTGACCCGTACTACGTTCACTCTATTTACACAGGGCAGAACGAAGATCCGGCCATCGTCGCCCAATACCGTGCAGGGTATGGGGAAACCGCTGACGATATACCGGAAGACGTTAAACAGGCAATCTTGCAACTGGCGGCGTTTAACTTCGAGCACCGTGGAAGCTGTGACGCAACTCAGGCTTTGATGAAGTCAGGCGCGCGCGAAATGCTTCAGCCATACGTGGCACCTGAAAACGTGGTGATCTACTAATGACGAACCCGCTCCCGTATGCACATTCGACACGCCGTAACCTTGAGTACGGTCGAGTTCGAGTTGACCCAGGCAACACTGCGTTTTGGGAAGGCAAAGAGTTTAGGATCAGCAGGGAGTTTGTGGTTGGTGCGACGCCTTTGGTTTTCAAGTTCGATGCTCCGGTGGATTTTATCTTGCAGAGTCAATCCTTAACCTGTGACATTGGCAACATTAGATTTCGCGCATATCGTGCGGCTCAAGGTGTAGAGAGTGGGACGTTTGATATTATCGAGCCTATTTATCAACAAAATGGTATCGCAGGCACCAAGGGGCTTGATTCGATTGTAGCCTTAACCACGGGTGGCACGTTTATCCCGAATGAAGGCGAGGTGGCAACAGAAACTATCCGGCTGCGAGTATCTAACTCTACCTCTGGGCAAACGTCTGTATCTGGTACGCTTGGCGATGAGCGCGGATTGCCTTCTGGCGTTTATTATTTGGAGCTGGCAAGGATAGATGGCAACGACACAGCCACCGGCGTGTTTGATCTCAAGTGGGAGGAGCGAAGACCGGATGAGTAAATGCTGCCAGTACATGCCGGGTATGTTGCGTGAGCCTATTGAGGTACAGGAGCAAGTCGAGACCAGTATCGGCGGCGGTGCGACTGACATCACATGGCAGACCAAGTTCACCACACAGGCGCACATGAAGCCGCTGTCAGGTAACGAGCGGTTATACGCTGAACGTCTGGACGCCACAACGCGAAACCGCCTTGTAATGCGTTACAGGGCCGACCTGGTAGAAAGTGATCGGGTGGTTATTCGTGGCAGACAGTTTCAGATCCGGTTTATTAATAATGTCGAGTACCGCAACCGCTGGCTTGAGGTTGATCTTGACGGAGGCCAAGCCACATGAGCGCCACCATCCGTGTTGAAGGGCTGGACGAAACCCTCAAAGCCTTTGAAAAGTTTGGCAGTGCTGGAGACCGCGAGGTCAAGAAAGCCACACGCGCCAGCCTTGAGCGTGTACGTGGCACGGCTATCAAGAGCATTCAGCAGGGGCCAAAGAGCGGCATCATCTACGAACGTTCGCCAGGCCAGAACCTGTCGCAGACGCACCAAGCATCGGCCAAAGGCCAAGCGCCTGCAACCGATACGGGTACATTGGTTAACAGCATTAAGGTCACACAGACAAGCTCACACAGCGGCGAAGTGGGCAGCGGTTTACAGTACGCATTCTGGCTTGAGTATGGCACCATCAACATGGACGAACGCCCTTGGCTGCGACCTGCACTAAAAAAGAATCAGCAGTGGATTGTTGACCGTTACGCCAAGGCACTAGAAACAGCAACGAGGGCGTATTATGGCCGGTAGTTATTCATTGCAGCTTGCGGTGTACGACAAGCTAGACGCAGACGCCACGTTATCCGGCTTGGTTGTTGGCATTTACGACAACCCCTCACAGGTTGACAACCCGGAAGACGACAGCCAGTTCCCGTTTCTAACTATATCCACAGGCAACATCCAGCCGTGGGATACAAACCGGGATAAAGGTGCCGATGCCCAGGTGGAAATCCACACATGGTCACGGGCACGACATGCATTAGAAGGCAAACAGATTATGGATGCTGTGTACAACGTGCTTCACCGTGGTACACTTGACATCACAGGTTGGAGCTTTGTTGGAATGGATATGACAGACCAGCAAAACCCACAACGAGACCCTGACGGAATCACCCGTCATGGGGTGCAAACTTTCAGGGTAGTATACGAGGAGATTTAAAATGGCTGCTGAATACGGTCGCAAAGTAACATTTACATGGGACACTGCCCCTATCGCAGGTGTTCGCGAGAAGTCGCTCAGTGTAAACGGTGAGCCAGTCAACGTGACCAGCGATGAAGATGACGGCGTTCAAGTTCTGTTGTCAGAAGACGCAGAGAAAAGCGTGCAGATCGAGCTGTCTGGCGTCACTAAAGATGCAATTCTGCGTCAGGCTAAACTTGACGGCGGTGCCTCGCTTCAGGCCGACGTGTCTTTGACTTACGATGACGGTGGCGAGATTTCTGGCACTTTTCAGCTTGGCCCCTATAGTGAAGGCCAGCCGTATAACGAGGCTGTCACCTTTACCGCTACACTGATGAGCACTGGCCCGGTTACTTACACTCCGCCCGCATAAGGTAGACCATGAGTCAACTTGAACCCGTAACGCTTCATTACAAAGACAAGGAATACAAGGTCGAGAAAGAAGATAGCATCTGGGGTCTGATTAAGGCCATTGAAGACGTTATCACCTTTCTCGAGCTTGGTCCTGCATTTCAGACGCAGAAGTTTCCGGCGGCCAAAATCTTCAGGGCTTATGCGGCGGCATTGAACTATGCCGGTGCGAAGACAACGCCCAACGAGGTCAGGGCCGAGGCGAGCTATAAAGACATGGGAGAGATGGCCGGTGCGCTGGCCATGATCCTTATGATGTCTCAACCTGGCTCCGATGTGAACTTAGGCAAGCTGGACGCCAGCGAAAAAGAAGTGGAGCAGTCCAAAAAAAAAGCCAAGGCAAGTTAGTTAGGCAGTGGTTCCAGATTTGGGTCGCGTGGGGGTACAACCCCACCGACTTCTGGAAGACACATCCAACCGAGTTTTTCTGGGTAGCCGAAGCCAAGGTTGAATTAAACAAACCCCGCACCAACTACGCGGGCGGCATGTCAGAAGCCGAAGTCGAATCAATTTACAGTGACGCATACGGGGACGAGTGATGGCCGGGATTAATGTACAGATTGGGGCCGACACAGACGAACTTGATGCGGCACTTAAAAAGTCAAAATCTGAGATTCGAGACTTTGGCAAAGAGTTAGGCAACAACGCAAAGCAGGCCGCAAAGTGGGGCGCTGCCGCCGTTGCTGCTGCCACTGCCGCCAGTGCTGTTATCGTACGCAGTTCCCTCAAGTCCATAGACGCCCTCGCCAAAACCAGCGACAAGCTAGGTATTGCCATTGCCGATCTGCAAGGATTACGCAAGGCTGCCGAGCTGTCTGGCGTTGGAGTCAATACGCTTGATATGGGCTTGCAGCGCATGGTTCGCCGTGTGTCTGAAGCCGCTCAAGGCACAGGCGAGGCGCAGGATGCAATAGCAGAGCTGGGACTTAGTGCAGAAGACCTGGCAAGGCTGGCACCGGATGAGCAGTTCAAAGCCATTGCCGGCGCGATGGAGAATGTTGGCGAGCAAACTGAAAAAGTGCGTCTGGCCTTTAAGATATTTGATTCCGAAGGTGTTTCTCTGGTCAACACCCTTGCAATGGGTGAACAGGGCTTGCGAGACATTCGGGACGAGATGGACGAGCTGGGCGCGTCCATTACCCGCATTGATGCCGCTAAGATTGAAGATGCCAACGACGCCATGTTGCGTGTGGCTACCGCTGCCGAGGGGCTTCAGACGCAATTAACCGTTGAGCTTGCCGACAGCATTACAGCCGTTGCTAATACTATGGTTGCCGAGTTTAAGCGCGGCGGCGATAGCATGTGCGACGGAATTTCAAATGCTGTTGATGTTGGCGTTGAGGGATTCGCAGATTTTCTTGATGCTGCTGCTGAGGCCGTGGACTTCATAAGTGGTAACGCAATAGCTAGCCAGTTTGGTGTACTTGGCTGGGTTTTGCTTGGACCAAAGGGTGCTTTGATTGGAGCGGCTATTGGTGCCACGTTTGAAATTATCAAGGAAGGATTAGCAGATTTTGGTGTAGGCATTTCTGAGGGTGAGGATAACGCTAGGCGGTTGCTGAATGTTCAGGAAGACATTGCAAGGCAACAAGAGATTATCAACAAAGCCCGCGAGATGGGCCAAGGCGAAGACAGCCCGTTTACAGCCGAGGCACAAGCGCAGATTGAATCTCTCAGGGACATAGAAAGCCAGTTACAGGACACCGTAGAAGGGTCATCTGAAGCACAGGCTGCATACAACGAACTACTGCACACCGGAACAATTAATGCTGATGGCTTTGCGGGCGGTATGCGTCGGGCAGCCGAGGCACTTAGAGAAAGCAGAGAACAAGCCGCAGCCGGTCTTGGACAAGTTTTGGGCGGCCCTGGCATTGACACACCGGGAGTGCCGGGTGGTGATGAGGGAACAGATCTTACCCCAGAAGAAATTGCCGAACGAGAAGAAGAAAA